GCAGCATACCTGCTCGCTGCCGATTTCTTCGACGAGATCCGCCACAGTTTCAGCGGAGGCGATTCGCTTGCAGTGCTTGATAAGTACGCAAAGCTGGACTACTTGGTGGTAGACGAAGTGGACAAGACGCACGGATCGCAAACCGAGTTCATCTACCTGTACCGCTTGGTGAACATGCGCTACAGCGACCTGCTGCCAACGGTGATCATCGGGAACTCCGAGACGAAGGACGACCTGTACGAGGTCATTGGATCTTCGGCGATCACGCGCATAGCCAGCGAAGGCATGATAATCGAGATGAACGGCAAGGATTGGCGCAAGGCTACGGCATAGGGGGGATACGTTGGGATTCAAGGAGCTTGCAGGTGCGGTGCTCGGTCAGGCACGTACGGACTGGAACAACAAGGACAGGCACGACGAGGTCGAGGCATTTCTCGACGGCAGGCTCATCGAACTGTATCTGGACATCGCCGGAATCGACCGGGACGAATACCTGCACAGCGTGAGGGACAACGATGATCTACACAAGTGACAAGGCGATGGACATGCGCGGCAAGCGTTTTGCAAAACCAAAGGCGGTGCTGGCATTTGAACGGGATGTGACGGTCTACTGCAAGTCGATGGCCGAGGCGATGCTCCGCTATGAAATCCCATCGACGAGCATGCTCGAGCGGCTTATCGAACGCGGCGGGGTGCATAAGGACGGCTATACGACCTTCGACTGGGCATCCGATGAAGAGTATCGCCGATCGATGTTCGACGAGTACCGCAAAATCGCAAATGATGCGATAGCACGCTCTAACCACCGCACCACCTCAAAGGGAGACGGCAAGTGATACGCTTGACTCATGGCGAAGACAAAACCAGCAAAGCACACAAGGGGAAGACGGACGCTGTACAAGGCCGAGATGTGCGACCTTGTAGAGCGTCTTGCTATGCTCGGGCTGAAAGACGAGGAGCTGGCACATTCGCTGAAGATCACGCGGCAGACACTCGACAATTGGAAGCGAAGATATCCCGAATTTTTTGCGTCCATAAAAAAGGGCCGGGAAGAAGCGGACGGCCATGTTGCCCGTGCGTTGTACCAACGGTCGATCGGATTTACTTGCAAGCGCCAACAACCGTTCAAGCTCAAGCGGACCTACTACGACGATCAGGGCCGAAGGTGCGAGGAGGAACGCGTGGAGATTGCCGAGTTCTACGACCAAGTGCCGCCGGATACCGCCGCCGCCTTCATCTGGCTGAAGAACAGGCGGCCCGACAAGTGGATGGACAAACCCGTTGCCGAAGTGAGCGGAGCCGAGCGCGACGACTTCGAGAAGGCGCTCAAGGAAAGCGCTGCGAAGTTGTGGGACGAACCTGTGCGACACGAAGCTCAGGGTGAGGAGGAAGAAGCTTGAAGTGGGTATTTTCACGAAACCACCTGAAGATCCTCAACTGGTGGCTGCCCGATTCCCCGGTGCGCCATTTCTTTGGCATCATCCTCGACGGGGCGGTCCGTTCAGGCAAAACGCTTCCCGGTTCGGTGTCGTTTGTTAAGTGGGCGTTCCATCAATTCCCCCGTGGCGGTCATGAGTTTTTCTTCGCAGGCAAGACGATCCATGCGGTAGTGCGCAACGTGATCAGACCGCTCATGAAGGAGTCGCGTTCGGTCGGGCTCAAGATCGAGTACAAGAAGGCCGACAACCTCGTGCAGATCACCAACGGTTCCGGTGCGATACATTCCTTCTACCTGTTCGGCGGCCACGACGAGGCGAGTCAGGACCTGATCCAAGGGTTTACCGCATCCGGTGGATTCTTCGACGAGGCCCCGATCATGCCCCAGTCGTTCGTGGACATGGCCATCAGCCGTCTGTCCGTCGAGGGCGCAACTGTCTGGTTCACCAGCAACTCACTCAACCCTGCGCACTGGTTCAAGAAAGACTTCATCGACCGAGCCCAAGAGAAGGGCCTGTTGTACCTGCACCTCACGATGGACGACAACCTCAGCCTGAGCGAGAAGGTGAAGGCGCGGTATCGCAGCTTGTTTACCGGGGTGTTCTACCGTCGCTATATCCTCGGCGAGTGGTGTGCCGCCGAAGGGCTGATTTATCCCGAGTTTGCCAGCCGGGATGATCTCGCCTTCGACTTCAACGGCGATTGGTCACAGTACGGCGAGATGTTTGTCTCATGCGACTACGGTATCCAGAATGCCCAGGTATATTTGCTCTTCGCCTGGCACTCCAAGCGCCTCAGATGGGAGATCGTCAAGGAGTGGTACCACTTCGGGCGCGAGAGCGAAGCGCAGATGACCGATGCAGAGTATTACCAGCATCTGGTCGAGTTCATCGGCAAGCTTCCGGTCAGGGATATCGTCATCGACCCGAGCGCGGCATCGTTCATCGCGGTGATCCGCAAGAGTAAGCGTTTCAGGGCAATACTGGCATCCAACGAGGTGGTGGCAGGCATCGGCTACACCGCAAGCCTGTTCCACATCGGCAAGCTGGCGATCGCAAGAAGCTGCGAACATCTCATCGAGGAGCTCGGCGGGTACGTATGGGACGAGAAGAAGGCCCAGCGTACCGGAGAAGAGGCTCCGACGAAGATCGGAGACCATGGACCAGATGCTATGCGTTACGGTTCATTCACGCATATTAGGCGCTACGAGAAGCGCTATGGAATCTTAATCTCAAGGGAGGCCGCCTGATGGGTGTTATCGGCCGCATTAAGGAGTGGTTCATGTCATTACTTCCAACAAAAGACATTTTCAAGCAGATGGGGGTCAAACCCCAGTTCTCCGCGAGTATGCCGTCTCTCATCGAGAGTTGGCGCAACGCATACCAAGGCAACCCAACGTGGATTGGCGCAAACGACAAGAGCCTCGGCTTTCCGTCGGTCGTCTGCTGGGATATCGCGAAGAAGGCTATCGGGGAGCTCGAGGTCTCGGCATCGCTACCCACCCCGGAGGGCCAAAAGGATGCAGAGCACGAGTTCACCGAGAGTGTGATAGCTAGGCTCATCAAGCCGTTCCTCCGGCCACAAGTCGAGTATGCCCTTGCTATGGGCGGCGTGGTGGCGCGTCCGTGGTACGACCAAGCTGCAAAGAAGGTCCGCATCGGTTGGTACACCGCAGACATGGCGTTGCCCACCGCATGGGACGGACGCAGGCTTACGGGCGTGGTGCTCATCGACCGCTTCACACGTACCGACAGCAACGTCAAGACCATCTACACCAAACTTGAATCCATACAGCCGAATCCCGTCGGGTGGACGATTACGACCAAGCTGTACAAAAGCGACACCGAAGGACAGCTCGGCAAAGAGGTTGCCATGTCTACGGTTGCGCAATGGGCCGATATCGCTCCGGAGGTGCAGATCGTCAGCGAGGTATGCCCGTTCACCTACATGGCGACCCCGTGGGCGAACAACCAGGACTTCAACAATCCGCAGGGCACGAGCCTCTTTCGCGATGCGATGGATAACCTCGAGGAGCTGGACCGCGTGTACACTTCGCTGTGTTGGGAGATCGAATCCGGCAAGGCCGCGGTATTCGTGGACGACAGCATGATTGAGGTGGACCCTGTGACGGGAAACGACAAGCTCAACCCGCTCGAAAAGCGTCTCTACCGCAAACTCTCATCCACCGAGGGCAAGGATCTGCTCGAACCGTACAGCCCGCCGCTCCGTGTGGAACAACTCAATGCGGCACTAAAGACCCAGCTGTCTATCGCTTGTATGGCATGCCACTTGGATGCAGGGGCTTATGTATACGACCAAGCAGCGCAAGCAGTCACGGCAACCGAGGTGCGCACCAAGCAACAGCAGACCTACGGCACGATCGTTGACATCCAAGACCAGATGATCAGGCCATTCGTGTCCGAGCTTGTGGACAACGTTCGGGCGGTGCAACAGCTGTATGGCATCGAGGCGATCCCCGAAGAGATCCTACTCGGATTCGACTTCGGCGACAGCATCCTCGTGGACGAGCAGAGCGACCGTATCAACGCACAGGCAGAGGTGGCGACGGGCCTCCGCTCTAAGCTGGCCTACTTGATGGACTATCGGGGCATGACCGAGACTGAGGCGCTTGCCGAGATAGAGCGCATCAAAGGTGAGACGCCGGTCGTCAACCCGTTCTTCGGAGCGTAAGGAGGAAAGCAATGAATGTTGTCCATCTTTGCGATTGCATGGAGTTTATGAAGGGTGTGCCTGACAAATACTACGAGCTAGCGATTGTTGACCCGCCGTATGGAATTGGGTGTGATGGGCAGAAGGAAAATATAAGAGGCAAAAAATCAGATAGAAAATATCACGAATTTAAGAATTGGGATAGCAACATACCCGGAAAATTATATTTTAACGAAATATCCCGTGTTTCAAAAAATCAAATAATTTTTGGGGCAAATTATTTTGTGAAATATCTACAAGAAGGTCATAAAGGTTGGATTGTATGGGATAAAGGGCAACATGGGCTTACAATGTCAGATTGTGAGCTTGCTTATTCATCATTCGATACTCCTACAAGGGTATTCATTTTGAATAGAGCGTTTTTACTAAAAGATGGTTCAATCCACCCCACCCAAAAACCCGTAGCACTATACAAATGGCTTCTCAAGAACTATGCCAAACCCAATGACAAGATATTCGATAGCCATGTTGGAAGCGGTTCAATCCGTATCGCTTGCCACGATATGGGCTTTGACTTCACTGGTTGTGAGATTGATAAGGACTATTGGCAGGCTCAAGAAGAACGTTACAAAACCCATATAAACCAACAAGACCTATTCAGTGGTAAAGAATTACAAGAATCTATTATGCAGGGGGTGTTGGTGTAAGCCATACACCAACAGATGCTTTTCTAAGGAGGAATCATGAAGGCAAGCGAGATACGATTCATTCGTGGAAGATTAAAATTTGGGGACAGCAAGAACAGTGCACCGTTCCCGAGTGCTATCATTATGTTTGATCATCGTGAATTGGAGATAACCCATGCTTGACGACTCCGTGCTCTTCGCACTCGAGACAGAGATCAACCGCATCTACGCAGAGGTCGAGACCGAGATGGTTTCTGCTATTGCGCGTGAGTTGTCTAAGGGTTCAACGGCATCAATCTCCCCGATCGCATGGCGCACCGAGAAGCTTCGGCAGATGGGACGGCTTGAAGGAAAGCTGACCGATCTCCTGAGACGCAAGAGCCGGGACATTCAGCCACAGCTCGAGGACTCCATCATCCGTGCGATGCTCGGTGCTGGCAAAGAGGACGACATGGTGCTGGCACAGATTGCATCAGTCAAGGCACAGATCAAAGCCGGTACGTTTGTCGAGGCATCAAAAAGCACGGTGTTCGAACAGCTGTCCAAGGCCGCGATCGCCAACGCACGCACCGGGCTGAATCTCACCAACACGCAGGCACTTCAAGCAGCGAGTGAGATCTGGACCAGCGCGGTCAACTCGGCCTACGTGAAGACGCTCACAGGTTCGACCAGCCTTGACCAAGCTGTGAAGCTGTCTGTGCGCGAGATGGGTAAGCAAGGCGCCTACGTGACCTACGTGTCCAAGGCCGGAAAGCTTACCCGCACATCGCTGGAGGTTGCTGTCAGGCGCGATGTGGTGACGAGCGTCAACCAAGCGGCGGCAGAGATGACGATGGGCAGATGTGACGAGTATGAGTGCGACTTGGTGGA